TTCATAATGAATAATTAATTTGTAAAAATAAACCAATTGTAGTAAAACTTTGTTAGTTGTTCGTTCCAAGTATATTGGAAAATAAATTGATGATGTCCAAGTAATAATCGATTGACGCTCTTGTGAATCCACCATAGTAGTTCCGTTGTAAAATGAGATTTGTGTCATAAACTACATATAGTGCGAACAACATGATTCCAATAAATGACAAAATTTTATGCATTTGGGGCATATGTGCACCTAGAACAAAAATCAGACGGAAAATGATAAGGAATAACAGAGCCCAGAATAAGAATGCACCAAATTTGGCACCCAAATGAATTCCACCAGCGCTTAGCGCGACGCCAGTTGCCAACATTACTCCAAATACGGACATCGCACCTTGCACTGCCGTATTGATGGTGTCTGCACTATATTTTTCTTTATATCTGCTTAATGCTAATCCAAATGTATATGAAAAGAGGCAAAATAACGCAAACTTCATAAATTCAGGCATTGGCACAAGAATAATAATAAAAATTATTGCTATTTGTGCCAAAAACAACGGAATAATACTTATATTTGGATTATTTGTCTTGTTCATTACGTAGTAAGTGATACCTAATTGTACTAACAAATTGGTAAAAACCAGTATTAGAAAATTACGTTTTTCATACATTCGTTTTACAATATCGACCATTTTATTGTATTATATATTATTTGTATAAATAATAAAAATATATTGTCTAATTATTTTTATTATCATTTGTATAGAGGAGGATATTTAAAGTATTTTCTTCATTATAAACCATCTATTAAGTCCTTGTGTTTCATGATAGATATGTTCACATTTAAAATAATTACAAATTTCCATTAATAAATCATCGTTATAAACATAATGATGAAGGCATCTATTATTAAAATTATCTAAACTTCTTTGAGTAAACTGCTCTAAATTACCAGCCGGAGGGTCCATACTTAAATCATGATTCTGCAAAATTTCAGGAAGCGTGGATAAATCATCTTCACCCACATTTTTTTCATATTGTGACAATAATGTTGAAAACTGTGAATAATTTCTTTTATGATCAAAACAAGCTGATTTTTCAGGAACAATAATAATAATATAACCATTTTGTCTAATTACTCTTAACCAATCTTGTATTGCTTTTAATGGGTTTGCTATATGTTCTAACGAATGAGAAGAAAACAAAAAACCATATCTGCCGTTTGGTACATTTGAAATATTTACAGCATCATTGATTATAACTTTACCCTTTTTATTAGGATGATAGTTATATTCTTCTGTATGATTAGACCAAACCGTATTTTTTGAAAAAATTACATTATCAATAGTATTTGCATTTTCATAAATAACAGGTGCAGTTGAAGAAGGGCCGCCAATTTCAATACCAAATCTATTTTTTGAAACAGTTCTTAATACTTGGTTTAACATAATATAGTATAATATAATATATATTAAATTTATAAACGCAAATAATAACCTAAAACTTCAAATCAATAACAACTGGATAATGGTCTGAGTTCATTGTACCGCAGTATTCTGTATAACCGTGATAAATGGATACAGTAGACACCTTGCTAAAAATCTTGCTGCTCATTAGTACGTGGTCTATCATAGAGTAATCTTTGGGCGAATTGGTTGCGCAATTGTCATCAGAGTCATACCAGTCGCTATATCGCTCCGATTGTGTCAGTTTTGACGCAGCATTTGTCAAGGTATATGTTCCCTTTTTAAGGCCATAGAGACCCTTCATAATATCAAGGACGTATGATGTGGGTTTATCAGAATTAACATCGAGCACTTCGGCGTCAAAGTCGTTCATATCACCGAGCAATATGACTTCAAATCCTTTTGCAATATAACCAGCAACAACATTTTGCAAGACTTGTGCCTGCGCCTCACGTTCAGCACAGCGACTCGGTTCGGTAGGAATAGCGAGCAAATGTGCACCAATAAGCGCCGTATTTAGACCACCTAAATTAAATTCAGTAATATAATGCTTACTGACACCCGATGTCCCAGCGGGTCCAGTGTAGCCGCATTTGGAACCAGAAATAGGATACGATGCCCGCTCTTCACTACGATAAAGATTTACCAACGGGTCAACTCGAGTAATCATTCCTACATTTTGTCCAGTACTAGAATCAGTCCCCTGCTTCAAATAGGGCTTATAAGTCGTGTCTTTTAACGAAGTAATCAGCATATTCAGTTCATCACATCCCTCAACTTCACAAAAGTTAACAATATCTGGATTTAAAGCCTTAATAACATTGGCGACATATGACATATGTGTTTGTGCGTCGGCCGTAGTTGCCCAAGAACATCCAGAGCCCGGACATTTAGCGCTACTGCAATAGTCAATAAAAAGCCACTCGGCATTATATTGGACTAAACGCAGTGAGTTTTTATTGGAGCGGCGGTCGCCAACGCTGGATACAACTGGGCATTCCGTGTCGGCCTTAACTGTGAAGGTATTGTACGACAGAAAATACGTTAAAAATAACACTAGCAAACTTGTAGGGTTCATTTTATAATACAAATATATATAATAAAATGACCTAAAATTTTAAATGGTTATAATATAATATATAGTTTTAATGTTTCCAAATAATAATAAAGAATTGAAAATTGTTATACCAGTTCTAAGACAGACAAATATCACAAAATATACCGTTAAAAGCCCTTTAAACGCTAGTCCTAAAAACTATACAAAAACAAGCAGTCCTTTAAACGCTAGTAAACCAACTAATCCTTTACACATTGAAATGTCAGCCAAAATTTATCCATCTTGTGAATATGTATTACACTTTGATGGTTGCAGTAAGGGCAATCCTGGTCCAGCCGGAATTGGCGCTGTTATAAGCAAATCTGGTTCAGAAGAGTGGTGTGGTTGTCAGTTTATTGGAAACAGAACTAACAATCAGTCAGAATATAGTGCGCTAATCCTAGGTCTAAAAGAAGCGTTAAGTAGAAATATAAAACAATTACAAGTTTATGGAGATAGTCTACTTGTAATTAATCAGGTGACGGGGCAATTTAAGGTGAAAAATGTCTTGTTACAAGACTTAAATAAAGAGGCAATGGGTCTCATTGGTAAATTTGATTACATTGCATTCAATCACGTTTACAGAGAGTTCAATAAACGAGCTGACCAACTATCTAATTTGGCTCTAGAAGTGTGTGATTCTTGAATGAAATGAATATTAATTCGTTAAAAGTGATATATTTAATAAAGGTGGCGGTTTGTAACGAAGCAAGTCCAACTCTTTTTTGCTAGTAGGGAATATTTCGTGACCGTAAATGTCCTGAAGGAGAAGCCATTCAAATATACCACCAGTATATGCATACACATTTTGAAACCCAAGTGACGCCAATTGTTGGTACTTCTTATGCACGAGTTCGTCGTGGCTGTTTTTCCCGTAAACAATTATTTTGATACCTTTATTTTCCTTAATATATTTGTTGATAATTGCCTCTTCTTGCTCTAAACTAACAGTGCTCTTTATTAGACACTGCTGCTCAGTTGACGATAATGTGTTTATAATTAAATACACTTCGGGATTTTTGGTCGCAGTTTGCATATCTTCAAAATTAATTTTCCTCATTGATTGAACGTTTCCCATTTATAACTTATTTAATAATTTATAAATACTTATTTTTAAATACTTTTCAACCTTTTCACATTCTTCGGGTTTTTCTAGATTTTCCAGAATAAGGTCTTCGTGATTTTCTTACATAGTGCTTCTTTTGATGAAACACCAAGTCCCCTAATTTGGTTGTATAGTCTAACAATCCTAAATTTGATTTTGACGCACTACCCTTGCTATATGAATAAGGTCTATGTGTTTTTTTAACGTAATGTCCTTTACGATGATATACCTTATTACCACGCTTTGTTGTGTAGTTTTTTCTTCCACGATGAGTTCTAGATTTGGTTCCTTTTCTGCCCATTTTTATATATTATCTAAATATTAAAATAAAATTATTGATGTTTGGGCTCAACTTTTCTTAAAAGTAGAAAATTAGTTAAACTGCACAACAATCTCCACTTTTTCTTTCTTAATGCTCTTGGTTGCCGATACGGACAGCTCCTCTCGTTTCTTCCTTGTCTTTGAGTTATCTACAATTATTTCCTTGCGCTTTGAAGTGCTGTTGCGATTATTCATATCCTTCTCAATAGTCTCATAATTCTCATCAATATACTTAACCACATTGTTCTCGAGCGCCCACTTGAAGAAATTAAGCTGACCAATTGTCGTCTCAATAAACGTGCCATTTTTATAA